ATGAAAAAATATGAGATGTTAAAAGCATATAGAATTTTAAATGGACTTACTCAAAAGGAGATGGGCGAGATAATAGAGTTATCTAGAAGTTCTTATAATAGAAGAGAGAATGGGAAAATTCCTTTTTCTTTAGAGGAGGCAAAAATTATAGCAAATGAATTCAATTTAACTATAGAAGAAATTTTTTTGTAATTTAGGTAAACTAAATGTTTACTAATGTATAATGGGGGAAAGGTTATGAATAAAGAAATTTTAAAGAAGACAGAAAAGTTGGTATATAGATACTATTATTATTTGAAGAATATAGAAAGATTAAAAAGTAAGGTATTAATATTATGGAAACAAAAGGAAGAAATAGAAAAGGATATATGTCATACTAATATCACTTTAGGAGAGGAAAGTAGAAGCATATATTATGGAGAAAAGGTTCAAATTTCTTATGATAATACAAGTTATGCAGAGAAGGAAGCTATAAGAGCTATAGAAAAATTGGAAAGAGAATTAGTATATAAAAAACAAAAGATATTAAAACTACATACTAGGATAAGAGAATTAGAGGAACAAGTGGAGGATATTAATTATAATATAAACCTATTAGAAGAAGATGATAGAAAATTTTTAAGATATAAGTATGGAGAAAATAAATCTATAGATCAAATATCTATGATTTTTAATATGTCAAGAGCTACGGCATATAGAAAGAAGGATAGTTTAATATGTTATATGGGGGAGTTAATAGGAATAAAAAATAAAGAGTAAGACAAAAGTGAGATTAACATAAGACAAATCACTAAAGAATCTGTGTTACTATAGTATTGTCAAAGATTATAAAAAAACAAAAGCACTATCTTTAAAATATGTTTCTTTTTAGTAAACAGTTCAGATAATAAAACTATAACTATAGAGAAAATATTTATTTTAGGTATGTGCTTTTATTTTTTATTGATTTTATGAATGTCTTTTTTAGTAATTAAATTATTGAGTTAATTAGGAGAAAAGACAGCTAAGGGTATTTGTTTTTATAAAAATTATCTTAAGCTTTAAAATTATAGGAGGTGGTTAAATTGAATGTAGTTATAAAATTTAACTTATAAAAATTAAAAGGAGTTAAATTTATGGTTGAGTGTTTTAAAGTAGATGAATATAAATCATTTGAAAGAGATTTAGAAAAACATTTAGATCAAGTTAAATCAAAGGGAAAAATATTAGAGTTAAAAAAATCAGCAAGAATAATAGAAGATAGCGTTAAAAAGCTTATGCCAAGTGAAATTAAAAATGCTAATTTTAAATTAGATTTTTTAAATGAAAATTCCATTGAAATATCAATAGATGTAGAAGATGCTAGAAAAATTAATAATGGTTATGTAATTCATGATGTTTTAAATAACAGGGATGTATTTATACCAGGAAATCACTTCATTGAAAAAGGAATTAAAAACTCTAAATTTTTGATTTTGAAAGAATTAAGTAGTTATATGAATGGTTTATTAGATAAGCTTAAATAGTAGGTGAATTTATGAAAAAATTGCTTATGAAAATATGTGAAAAGATAAATGGGGAATTTGAATATCCAACTTATATTGAAGAGATGAAAGAAGGCATAAAAGCTCCTTCTTTTTTTATTTACATTATAAGTAATAAACAAGAAGAAAGAAGCAAATGGACGTATGAGGAAAATACAACAATACAAATAATGTATTTTGTAGATCCTAAAGCTCTATATAAAAGATTAGAACAAATAGAGGTTATGGAAAGATTAAAAAAATTATTTTTAAATTTATTCATAAAAGTTGAAGATGAAAAAATAAGTATAAAGGACATTACTGTAGATTATACACAGGATAAAGATATATTTATGCAGATTACCTTAAATAAAATTGGATTTGAAAAGGAAAAATGGTATAGGCAACATAAGGATATCCAGGTGATGAAAAAAGTTAACATAAGGGAGAGTGGAGTTTAATGGGATTACCTAATATAAACATAGTTTTTAAAACAAAAGCTTCAAGTGTTGTGAAGCGAGGAGAAAGAGGAGTTGTAGCATTAATAATTAAAGATACTTTAAATTTTGAAAAAAGCTACATTACAATAACAGATGTTAAAGATATTCCATCAGAACTATCTAAGAAAAACAAAGAACAAATAGAGTTAGCTTTTTTAGGAGGAGTTAAAGCACCTAAAAAAGTTATAGTATATATTTTACCAACTGAAGCAGTGGATTATAAAGAAGCTCAAAATTATTTGGAAAACATTAAATGGGACTATTTAGCAATACCAGATATATCTAAAGAAGACTGTAGTAATATAGTTACTTGGATAAAAACCCTTAGAGATAAAAAAGATAAAAAGGTAAAAGCGGTATTACCTCATACTGCAGCAGATTATGAGGGGATAATTAATTTTTCTACAGATGATATAAAGGTAAAGGAAAAGGTTTATAACTCTAGTGAGTATTGTGGAAGAATTGCAGGAGCTTTAGCTGGCACACCACTGACTATGAGTGCTACGTACCTTCCATTACCAGAAGTTTATGAAGTACCACATTTAACTAAGGAGGAATTTGATAAAAATATTGATGAAGGACAACTTATATTAATTAATGATGGTGAAAAAATAAAAATTGGAAGAGCTATAAATAGTTTAGTTACTATAACTCAGGAAAAGGGTGCAGATTTTAAAAAAATATTAATAGTAGATAAAAATGATATGTGGCATGATGATGTAAAAAGAACAGTAGAAGACAATTATCTAGGAAAGTATTCTAATAGTTACGATAATAAAATTTTACTTATTACAGCTATACAAGCTTATAATGATGAATTGGCATTGGAAAGACTACTTGATGATTCCTCTATAAATTATAATAAAGTTTTTGTAGATGTATATGCTCAAAAGGCTTTTTTAAGATCTATAGGTTTTGATGTAAGTGAGATGAGAGAACAGGAAATAAAAGAAGCTAATACTAAAGATAAAGTTTTTATAGCAACAAATTTGAAATGGACAGATGCTATGGAAGACTTTAATATAAATGTTTCAATTTAAGGAGGTAATATAATATGGCTTATGATGCACAAAAAACTATATCAGGAACTCATGGAGAATGCTGGATAGATGGAGAGTATATAGGAGAAGTAACAGCACTAGAGGCAAAGGTTACTTTAACAAAAGAAGAAGTTAAGATGTGTAAATCTATGGGTAAAAAATATAAGATTACAGGTTTTGAGGGTAAGGGAACTTTAAAAATGCATAAAGTAAATTCAAGAATGATCAAAAAATTAGCGGATTCAATAAAAGAAGGAAGAATGGTAGTTTGTACAATAATGTCAAAATTATCAGATCCAGATAGTTTAGGAGCAGAGAGAATAGTAATAAAGGATGCTATTTTTGATGAAGTTAAATTAGCTGGATGGGAAGCCAAAAAAATAATAGAGGATAGTATGCCTTTTACTTTTTCAGATTATGAGATATACGATTGGATAGAGCCAGAGATGTAATCTGGTTCTATTTTTATAGGTTTAATTAATAGAAAAATTAAATAGTTATAATATAATTTATAAACTAAAAATTAGGAGGATTTATATGAATAAAAATGCTATTGATTTATTATTAAAATCGGATGTGAGTAAAATAAAAAGACCTACAAGGAAGGTTAAAATAAAGAGTTTAAGTGAGGCACTAGGAGAGGATATAATTTTTACATTACAGGCAGTGCCAATGTCTATATATAATTCTATTCAGGAAAGTTGTGTATCTTTAGAGGATGACGAAATAAATAATATAGATACTAATAAAATTCAATTATTGACTGTTTTAGAGGGAATAAAGGAACCAGATTTAAAATCAAAGGAACTTATAGAGCATTTTAAAACCCATACACCTATAGAATTATTGGAGACTATGTTTAATGATAAACCGGGAGAAATTGCAGCATTGTATAAAGAAATAAATGAGTTAAGTGGATTTGGCAAAGGGGTTATTGAAGAAATAAAAAACTCATAGAATCTGATGGGGAAATAAGGATTATGTATTATCTTTGGAAAACAAAAAGAATATGTAACCCATCAGATTATTGGAATATGAGTATAGGTAATAAATTGATACTTAAATCTTTTATTATGAAAGAGCAAGAGGAAAGATACAAGGATATAAAAGAGTTGCAAGAGAGGGAAGTTCCAATATTACCTGTAAGTATACTATAAAAATATATTTATCCCTTAAAAGGGAGGTGAAATTATGGACAGAGAATTAAGTGTAAAAATGACCCTGGATAACAGTGAATATATAGAATCTTTACAACAAATTATAAGTAGAACATATGAATTTAGAAATGAAATAGATAAAGTAAAAGACAAGTTAGAGATTTTATCTTCAACTAAGGTAGAAACAGAAATTAAAGTTAATACAGAAGAAAGTCTTAAAAGCATTAAAGAAATAGTAGACACATTAAAAGAATTAGAAGAGAATAGTTCCATTGCTTTAGAAGTCAAAAGTAATGGGGAGGATTCAAAAAATATTTTTGGAAATTTAGATGGAATAGAAAACATGAAAAATATTTATAAAAGTATTATGTCTTCCGTAGATGAGGATAATACAGATACATTAACTGATATCTTAGGGGATAAGGGTAGCGCTAAAAATGCACTTGAATGGATTAAAAGTCAGAACTCTTCAGTAAATGATGAGGAGATTATAAAGGGAATTGCAAAAGCCAGGGAACATGGATTGGATTATAAAAAGTTAATATCAACAGCACAGGATACTTCAGCAGCCACAGGTACAAATTTTGAGGAAGTTATAGAGAGTATAATTGAAATAAATTCAGGAAAGTCTGGGGATTATACAAAGCAATTTAAAAACTTAGGTCTTGATAAAAAGGAACTTAAGGGTAAAGGTAAAAGAAAGAATAATAGTAAGGGAAAAAATAAGAGAAAATCACAAAAAAACCCTACTGGAGCAACCAGTGAAATCATAGGTACAATAGGTGAAAAATATAAAGGGGCTTCTAAAAAGGCAGGTAAAAATGCAGCAATGAAAAATCCACTTAATACGATTAAAAAGACAAAAGTTGATATAGGAAAAGTTTTTAAGGCAAGTAAAGGAACTGGTCAAATTAAGAAAAGTGGTGGAATTTTAAAAAAATTCAGTGGTAATGTAATAAAAGGTTTTAAAGATATTCTTAAAATATCTAAATTAGCTTCTGGGGGGATTATGAAATCTATAGGACAGGTATTTTCTATGATATTAACTAATCCTATAGGGGCTGCTATTGCTGTTATTATAGCAGTAGTAGTATTATTGTATAAAGCTTGGACGGAAAACTGGGGAGGAATAAAATCAAAGATTGAACCAATTGTAGAACCAATAAAGAAAGCCATAGGAAGTATAAGTCCTATAATTGAAAAGATAATTGATATAGTTAGCAAGTTTGCTAGCACTATAATGGATGTTTGGAATAAAATAACAGGATTTTTTGAAAATCCTATAAAAGGAACTTTTGATTTTATTGCTAAATTTACAGGCATAGGTAAAGCAGGTAAAAATGCTCTTGGAACTAGTTTTTGGGGAGGTGGACTTACTTGGGTTGGAGAAAATGGTCCAGAACTAATAGATCTTCCTAGTGGATCCCAGGTCTTTGACAATAGAACATCTAAAAATATGACAGGATCAAATATAAGCATTCCTAAATTAGCAGATACAATAGTTGTAAGGGAAGATGCAGACATTGACAAAATAGCTAATACTTTAGCTAGAAAATTGAAAAATACTGGTTTAAATATGGCTTAATGGGAGGTGTATTTTATGGAATTTTGGTTAAAACAAGATAGCATTAACTTTCAACTTCCGGTCCCTCCTGAAAGTTTTGAAGTTTCCACTGGAAATTTAAATACCACTGTTGTGGTAGAAAGCATGGGAGAAATAAATATTTTAGGAAAACAAAAACTTGACTCAATTAGTTTAAGAAGTTTTTTCCCAAATCAAGATTATGATTTCTGTCAGCATCATAATTTTCCAAAGCCCTATGAGTGTATAAAAATAGTTAAAGAAATAATGAAAAAAGGGCAAATAAGGCTTATTATAACGGATACAGAAATAAATAATTTATTTTATATAGAAAACTTTACCTATGGAGAAAAAGATGGTACTGGAGATGTATATTACACTATAGAGTTTAGAGAATTTAAAAAAATAAATTCAACAGTACAAGCAGTAAATGGAAGTTGTAAAGGGGCTAAAAGAAGTGGAACTAAGAGTGTACCAAAGGTGTATATTGTAAAGTCAGGAGATAGTTTAAGAAAGATTGCAAAATGGTGGTATGGAGATGGAAATAAGGCGGATTACTTAGCAAAAAAAAATGGCATAAAAAATCCCAAAGCTATAAAAATAGGAACAATGCTTTATTTATGATTAAAATTTATACTGAATATAATAAAAAAAATATTACAGATATAACCCCATTTTGTAAATCTATATCCATTTCAGGGGATAGAGATCAATGTGCTAGAACTTTACAGATAAATATACTTTACAGCATTTTTGATAAAAATCATGTTAAAACTCAAATAAATCCAGGTACAAAGGTCTGGGTATTTTTAAATGGTATGAATATTTTTTCTGGAATTGTATTTGATAGAAGTTTAAGCTCTACTGGTCAGGAAATACAATTTACTGCCTATGATTACCTTATTTATCTACTTCAAAATACTGTTACTTATAATTTTAATAAAATGCCATCTTTTAGAGCTGTGGAAAAAGTTATTACAGACTTAGGTATCAAATGCAATAAGATTCCTAAAGTTAATATTCCTATAACAAGGCTCATAACAGATAAAAGTGCTTACGAAGCTATTATGGAGATATATACACAGATTTATAAAAGGAATGGTAAAATGTATATTCCTGTAGCTGAGGATACTAAAGTAAGTATAATAGAAAAGGGATCCGTTGTAACAGATTTCGTAATTCAAAGTACGACTAATAACCCAGTTACAAACAATGTTTTGTCATTAGATTTTTCAGATAGTATGAGTGAAATGGTAAACAGGGTATTGATATATGATGAAAATGGAAAATTTGTAGGTAAAGTTGAAGATTCAAATTTATTTCCTTATTACGGCATAATGCAACGAACTTATCAAAAGGAAGAGAATACTAACCCTTATAGTGCTGCTAAAACTATGCTTCATGGAGTAGATAGAAATTTAACTGTACAGTGTTTAGGAAATTGGAATTGCAGAACTGGTTATGCAGTTAACACTAAGGTTTTTTATTTAAATAATTTACAAAACAATATACTTTATATAGACTCTGATACACATACTTTTGAGGTTGCTACAGGAAAATATACTATGCAGCTTACTTTAAATTATGAAAATAAAATGGATATTAGGGAGGAGTGATAAGCTATGCAAGATCCATTTGTTGAGTTAGTTAATCTTATGAAGGTAAAGGGAGCGGCTTACAACCCTCCCTCTATTCAAATTGGTAAAGTTTTATCGGATAAACCTTTAGTAGTAGAAGTGGGTAAATTACAACTTACTAAAGATAATTTTATTATAGCTGAACATTTAATAAAAAATTACAAAAGAAAAATAAATATTCCACTATGCATAGGAGAAGGAAAAGCAGAAAAATATTCTATTAGTGAAATTGGCATAAAAGATGGAGAAATTATTTTTAAAAATAGTTTAGAAAAGAATGATAAAATAGCAATAATTCCTACAGAAGATAGACAGACTTATATTATACTTGCAAAGGTGGTGTCACTATAATGGGTGTATTGCCAGAAATAAATGTGGATATGAAAGGCATATATGAGAATATGCAGGAAAGTAAATTGCCATTATTTAAAGAATTTGCTTGGGACTTTAAAGAGAATAAGTTTATATATATAGATGGAAAAATTAAAGTATTAGAAGGAAAAGAAGCTTTAAAGGTATGGATTTATAAGGCTTTAAGCACTCCAAGATATAGGTATTTAGCTTATTCTTTTCAGTATGGGCATGAGTTTGATAATCTAATAGGTAAAGGTCTGTCTAAAGAGGCCTTGAAAAGTGAAGCTAAAAGGTATTTAAAAGAATGTCTACTCATAAATCCTTATATAATAGATGTACCTGAATTAGAAGTTACTTTAGATGGTTTAAGGGTTGATATGATAGTTACAGTAAATACAGTTTATGATGAAATAAATATAGAATTGTAGTTTAAATTTAAAATAGGAGGTGAAATGTTTATTGTATAAAGAATCAGATATAGAAATAAGAGATAGAATGCTTGAAAAGGTACCAAATGATTTAGATAAATCAGAGGGATCTTTTTTTTATGATATTCTTTCACCAGTTAGTCAAGAAATAGCTGAAATCAAGCTTCAATTAGATGAAATATTAAATAGAGTATTTATTAAAACAGCTGTGGAAAATGAATATGATAAAGAAATAGAGCTTAGAGCGTTAGAAAGTGGAGTATACAGAAAAAACGGGACGTATGCCACAGGAAAGGTAACTTTTAAGGGTATAGAAAATACTTTCATTCCAAAGGGAACCTTAGTGCAAACAGAGTCAGGATTGCAATTTGAAACTTTAGAAGATAAGACTATAGTGGGAAATAGTATAGATATTCCTATAAAAGCAATAGAAATAGGGGCAAGATATATAGTGCCTGGAGGAGTTATACGTGAGTTGCCTTCTTTAATTACAGGTGTACTTGAAGTTATAAACAAAGAAGCAACAGAGGGTGGAATGGACATAGAGAACAATGAAAACTTGTGTAATAGATATTTGGATAAAATACAAAAACCAATTACATCAGGTAATGCTAACCATTATAAACAGTGGGCATTAGAAGTAGATGGAGTTGGCGATGCAAAAGTATTTCCACTTTGGAATGGATTAGGAACAGTGAAAATTGTGATTGTAGATAGAAATAAAAGAAAACCTACAGAAATATTAAAGGAAAAAGTTAATAAATATATAGAGGAAAAAAGACCTATAGGATCTGAAGTAAAAGTAGAAGGTGCTTTAGAAAAGAAACTGAATATATCTGCAAAAATTAAATTGGCAGGTGGATTTAGTATAGCAAAAGTTAATAATGAATTCATAAAACTTGTAGATAAGTACTTTAAGGATGTAGCTTTTCAATTATCTTATATAAGTATAGCAAAAATAGGTAATATACTTTTAAATACTCCAGGTGTTATAGATTACAGTTCATTAACTATAAATAAGGATGTAATTAATATAGGATTAAAAAAAGAAGAAATACCATTATTAGAAAGTGTAGACTTGGGGGTGTAAAGTTTGTACCCACAAAATATAGATAGGTTTACAACTAAACTTAATAATTTAGATGGTAATACTTATGTCATTGAGGAAACAGTAAGTCTTGATAATGGGTTTTACGAAGGAGAGCTAAAACATGACAATATAAGTAGCTCAAGTATAAGGGTATATACAGGAACTAAACTTACAGGTGAAAAAGTTGAAAATTTTATTATATCCACTCCTTCAAAAATTCCTTGGAAAAAAATAATAAAAGTTTTTAGTAATAAACAAGTGTTATATATTACCTATGAAACCATAGGAGATACAGTAAAGGCAGAGGATATAAATGAATTACAAGATAGTGTAGTTAACACTCAAATAGAATTAGAAAGTTATAAAAGTGACGGTATTATTGATGGAGGTACTTTTAAATAATTTGGAGGTGATAAAATGGCTCAAACTATAAAAATAAAAAGAGGCAATAAATCTCAACTTAATAATGGTGTTTTAAAACAAGGTGAAATGGGGTTTTGTTTAGATACAAAGGAAGTTTATATTGGAGATGGGGAAAATAATATTTTTGTAGGGAAGGTTATGTCAGGTCCCTATTTAAGTCGTCCTAATGCTCAGGTAAAGGGCCGATTTTTTTATGTAACTTCAGGTGAAAATTTAGGTTATTTATATATAGATACAGGAATTACATGGAATAAAGTTAATTCATTGGCACTTAGTGATTTAAGAGGAAGTATTGATAATATAAAGGATGGATCAACTTTTGCTAAAGTAAAAAAATCAGATATAACCAATGGTCAGGTAAATAAAATCTCAGATGGATCTAAAACAACAACGGCATCAGAAATTAGAGATCATATAAATGATTTAAGTGAACACAGAGTTATTGAAGATGAGAAAGTATCTAATATAAATTTATGGTCATCCCAAAAGATTAATGCAGAAATATATAATGCTATAAGAGGTTTGGAGTGGCAAGATAGTGTAAAATCAAAGATTCTAAATTGTCCCCCTAATGCACCAGTTAAAGGTGAGAGATATTTAATTCCTACTTCATGCGAAGGAATATGGGGGGATAAAGAAAATAAAATAGCACATTATAATGGAGTTGCATGGGAATATTATGCACCAGACACAGGATGGAGTCTATATGTAGATAACGAAAAAAAGAATTATGTATTTAATGGAAGTACGTGGGTACGCAGTGGAGAAGCTAATCAGAATGTAAAGGCAGGTAACGGACTTTTGGGAGGAGGAAGAGCAGATGAAATTACCCTGGAAATAGGGCAGGGTAATGGAATAAAAGTTACCTCTTCAGCTATAGAGGCCAGAGCGTCAAAAGGTATAGAAATTGATTTAACAGGTATTAAAGCAAATATAGATTCTAAAAGTATTATTTTTGATAGTTCCGATGGGGATAAACTTACTGTATCTGAAGTAGACGGGGGAACCTTTTAGGTGGTGATAACATGAGCAGGAAAGTATTAATACAAATTAGAAGAGGACTAGAGAAGGATATAGTAACTTTAGCCGTTGGGGAGCTTGGTTATTGTGAAGATAGTAAAAAGTTATATATAGGGTCTAAAGGAGGGAATATATTATTAGCAGCAAATAAATCCTTTGGAGATATGTTAAAAACTGTTTATGATACTAACAATAATGGAAAAATTGATATGGCTGAGTTAGCTGATAAAGTACCTTGGGATGGAATAATAGGGAAACCAAATTCATTTCCACCTAGTGTACACAATCATGATATAAGTTATATTAAAAAAGCTCCCCTTACTTGGAATAATTTAAAGGGGGTGTAATAAGTGTATGGTTCTATAAAATATGGCAGGGAAAAGTATGGTAAAAAATTATTAACTAAAAAAGAAGTAGAATTATATAGACCTGATTTATTAACTTATTTACCTCAGTTTTTAAGAGATACAAAAGAATTTAAGGTGTTAGATAAAGTATTGGGAGATGAATTAGCTTTATTAAGTTTACAAATAGAAGATTTAGTTAAGCAGTGTTTTATAGATACTGCTACATGGGGTCTTACTTTATGGGAAAAAGAATATGCTGTGAAAACTGATATAAATAAGTCTTATGAAGAAAGAAGAGAAGTTCTTAAAGCTAAAAAACGTGGACATGGTACTGTAACCAGGAATTTGATAAAAGAGACTGCAGAAGCTTTTAGCGGTGGACAGGTAGAGGTTATAGAAGAGTTTAAAAGCTATTGTTTTATAGTGAAATTTATAGGAGTAAAAGGTATTCCCAAAAATTTAGCAGCTTTTAAAGATATGATTGATACTATTAAACCAGCACATCTTGCATATGATTTTAAGTATACTTATACCATTTGGGATTTCTTAACTGAAAAAGGAGTGAAATGGGATAACAACAGTTCTTGGAATGATTTTAAAATATATGAATAGAGGTGATTATAATGAAAACTACAAGTAATTTTGGGTTTAAAAAACCTGATGGAAATGATGTGGTTAACATTGAGGATCTTAATTATAATACGGACATAGTGGACAAGAAATTAAAAGAAATAGAAAGTAAAGCTTCTAATATAGAGGTACCAGTAAAATCTGTAAATGGAAAAACTGGTGCTGTTGCATTAAATGCTAATGATATTAGAACAAGTGGCAGCGGTAGTATACAGCAAGTTTTAGACTATTCTATGTCGCAATTGGAGCATATTAAGTCTGATGTAGAAAACATTGACTTAAGTGCAGAGAAGGTAAATTTAAATAGTTCAAATTTAAAAAGTAAAACTGTAAAAGAAGGTATGGAGGAACTTTTTACATTTGCCGATAACTACAAGAAATCTGTAGCTAATGTTGTCGGCAGTCCTGTTTTAGCTACAGATACAGCAAAGCAAGTTAAATCTAAAATACAGGGACTTAAAAATACTTTTGCTAGTAATTTAAGTAGTAAACAAGTAAGTGCTAATGGAACAGAAGGTTTAAATAGTTTAGTTGAAAAAGTGAATAGAATTAGTGTAGCTATACCGTTTAGAACGATAAAATATGGATTTAATAACAATTTTAAATATGGGGTGATTTGGTTTGTAAATAATGGAGATTTATTAATACACACAAATAATTCCAACAAGTATTGTACTTTATACAAAAGAAAAGGTGATTGTTACTATTATCTTAAGGAAATAAAAGCGGTTGATGCAGAGGATTGTATAAAAATAGATTATTACAATAAAAAATATTACATGCACCTAAATAGTGAAATATGGATTGATGACTTTAATGGAAATAATATAAAAATAATGAAAATGCCCTATCCAGTTAGAGGACAACGTTTAGTTCAAGTTTTTTTATATAATAATAAAATTTATACAATATGGGGGAAAGAATATTCTAACAATGACGACAACGGTGCCTCTATAGCTATTTATGATATTAATGGATTGTTATTAAAAACTATAGATATAAATAATAAAGTTCCAAACAACCATATCAAAGGTAGTTGGTTTTTTACTAATTATAATTTCTATAACTTAAACTTAGAGGATTGTGGTAGAGCATCAATAATAAGATATGATATGAATATGAATAAAATTGGTGAAGGTAAAACAGATTTTATATTTAAAACTAATACATTTTATATCGATGATAATCAAGATATAATAATTGGAATAAATATCGACGGGGACGTTTATGATGACGATGGCATACAACCAGTATGTGTACGAGGATTTTAGGAGGTTCGAAAATGTATATAAAAATAATAGATAATATTAAAGTGGTAGAAGGAAATATAACTAATTATATTTATGATAATTTAGATACAAACTTAGGTAGCTTTATTTTAAATAAAGATGAAACTTTATGTGTATGTAATTATAATGGAGTATTATCTGAATTAAATCAAAATACAGTAGAAATAACTAAAGAAGAATATGATGAGTTAATTAAACAATTTAATTCAGAGAGACAAACAGTTCAAGAAGAACCAAAAAATACAGATCCAATTTTACAAGAAACAGTATTAACTTTAATGACAAAAATAGCACAATTAGAAAAACAAGTAGGAGGTAAATAA